TTATACCAAATCATTCTCCATAAACGCAACTACTTCCGCCTGTTTTGATGGATATAAATGACTATAAGTATTCAGTGTGGTGGATACATTTGAATGACCTAGGCGTTGGGCTACTACAAGTGGACTAACGCCTTTGTTTATTAAATAAGATGCGTGAGAATGCCTAAATTCATGAAGTAGAATAGATTTGACACCTGCTAATTTTAAATATTTTTGATAATTCCTACGAAGAGTGGAAACAGCAATGCTGTTATAAAATTCGCCAAATACAACGTAATTATTTTTTAAAGGAAATTCTTTAGATTGTTCACTTTTTAATTCTTCTAATAATTGAATGCTACATGTTGGTAACATAATGCTTCGATTAGATGCTTTTGTTTTTGGTCTTGTAGTTTTTCTTTCGAATTCTGTTTTATTAATGTCAATTGTTTTTTCAGGAAAATTAATGTCCTCCCAAGTTAAAGCCAGCAACTCTCCCTTTCTAGCTCCACTATAATAAAGTGTTGAAAAAAATGCTTTATATAACAGTTCGTCCACAACAGAAATAAATTGTTTGTACTCTTCGAATTCCCAGAAATTCATTCGCTTATTTGATTCTTTTTCAAAATTACCTGTAATTCTTGCAGGGTTATTTGTAAGGCCATGAAATTTGATAGAGAAATTAAATATAGCTGAAAGCACAGCATGAATTTTTTTTAAATGTTTAGCTGAGTATGTATGTATAATTTTGTTTTGATAATCCATGATATGTCTTGGTACGATCTGTTCTATTTTTATCTTTCCAAACTCTGGTATTAAGTGATTGTAAATAACATTTCGAATAGTGACTATTGAAGATTCCTTCCTCCTCTGCGAATACCAATCAAAATAACTATCCGCAACTTGAGTAAACGTTAAGCTCGAGTTTGTTTCTTTTTCAACTAACATCTTCGCTTCGGCTTCACGTGCTTCCTTTTTTGTTTTAAATCCACGACGTTTTACTTGTTTCTGTGTACCGTCAAACTGACGGACCCTGACAACGAAAAAATATGTTCCTCGTTCTTTATCTTTGTAGATTACCATAGAAAATCCCTCCTGCATACATAAAGATTGATAATTCAATTTATTGAGTCGATTATAGCTTGTTTGTTACCAAAAGAAAAGGTACTAACTCCCTCCAACTTAAGTTGGAATTCTTTATTTTTATAACTAACTCATAAAATATTTTTTGTAAATATAAAAAACTCCATTTGTTAAAGGAGGTATTATTTGTATCGAATCATCTGTATTTAATGTTACTATTATAAAAGTTCAGAATATTAAATAAGTTATTATTTGTAATAAAAGTAAGGTCATTCTACCTAGTGCTATTTGCGGAAATGGTAATCAATTCAATCAGTTTGATTAAGTTATTATTCTGTTATTTTTCATCTTTCCAACTTTACTTATATTGAGAAATTTTTTTGAATGCCGACTAACACATATATACGTGTTAAAATGATAGTGGTAACCAATTGAATACGTGGAAAGAATAAGATGAATTAACAGAAAAGATAAATAATAAAAATTAAATATAAAAACCCGTAGAGCGTGTGTAAGAGGCCGAGCTGAAGCCCTCTCACATCGTTCCCTGACCATACCAGGAAACATTTGCATCATACGAGTTCCTTCTTAGTCTAACATACATTCATCATTCGTAGGGCAATTTCTGGTTGAGAAAATAGGATGTGGTATTTTGTGTTTTTTGAGAGGAGGAATTGGATGGAAAAGGAAGTGAAAGAAATGATGATGGATATGTACCATTTAATACTTTCCAAAACTACAATGAGGAAGTTTGCAAATATGTTAGGAATGGATAGGAAAAAAATCATTAAAGGATTGACAAATCAAAGTAAAACTGAAATGAAATTGGATGTTTTTTTGAAAATTGTGTATGCTTTGTTTGAAAATTGTATAGAACGTAGAAAACGAATGAATATTTTTATTTTAGAGAGCAAGACCCCTCTGAACATTCGTAAAGGATTGTGCTTTGCTCACGTTTGCGGGGAATATGAAATTATTAATCAGTTAGTAGAAAAACATAAAGAGAATACACAAGTAGCTAAGTATTTAATGATTTATAATCTGTACAATCAAAGAAATCAGAATAGCTTAAAAGGACAAGATTTAATAAATGAAATCGAAAGTTCACAAATATCCAGTGATCCAGAATGTCAAACTATTTTGAATTTATTATATATGGTAGCAATGTATGATGAGGATAATATAAAGGCAACGGTACCATATGAAAAGCTAGCTTTTAAAAATTTACAAGAAATTGAGCAAGTGTTTATTAAAGATTGTTTAATTATGCAGTATAAAGAACGATTAGCATATCAGTATCTTTTAAATAATGATATTGAAGATGCAAGACAAACTTGCTATGATATTATCAACTCAGAGCTGGAAGTACCAATTTTAAAGAGTACAGCTAAAGGATGTCTCGGTGAGACATATATGTATGAGTGCCCGCTTACAACTGAAAGACATATTTTGGAGGCGATTTCTTCGCTCGAAGAAATTAAAGTACCTAAGAAGTCACAAAAGTATTTTGCCTTTAAAACAACTCTTGCGCATTTGTATTTAGAATATAAATTTAACTTAGATAAAATTGATTTTAATTATATTCATGAAAATGAGGAAGCGCATTTTGAATATGTACATGGAGATAGAGAAAAAGGATTGTCTATGTTTAAGATTTTAAAAGAAAAAGGTTTTACATCTCATCAATTATATACATATTCAAAAGTGACTAATGATTTTGTTGGTTTACGCGAAGCGTTGCTGGAGTTTCAGAGGAGTGGTAATATATTCTATTCTGAAGGGGTAAAAAGAATTTTGATGAAAGAGGAGGTTGTAATATGAAAAAAGTTTTTATCATTACCATGATTATTATGGGGGTTTTGAGTCCGAGTGTATCTCAACCTTCCGACAGAACAATAGGTAAAAATACAACAATAGAACATGTACAAATGGCTTTTTCTGATCCAGGGACAGGGTGATCAATTAGGTGAATTTTAAAACAAATATATAGTATCATAAAAATGTTAGACGTGGCCAATAGGCCGCGTCTTTCGTTGTATATAAGGATTGGTGCAAAAATTATTTGAAAATGAAAAATGCACCACTAAATTTTACCAATGAAAAAGAGGAGGAATTTTTATGTTAAAAACAATAGGGGTAGATGTTAAGAAATTGGAGTTAATTGAAAAAATCTTATTATTGGAGAAAGAAACAGAGTGTGAAGCAATCTTAAAAGCAATCAGCGAAGTAAAAAAAGAGATTGATGGCAAATGAGCTGTCAATCTCTTTCTCTATAATTTAGATGCTTGTTCTAAGATGTTCTTCATCATGTTTAAAATGGTTTCTTGTTTGGAGCTATCAAGCTTTTCAATTTTACCAGCCATTTCAAGCATTTCTTTCTTGATCTCGGAAGATTCATCCATTGTTAAATTTTTATGTTCGGAACGTCCTAATAAATAATCAGCGGTAACACTAAAAACATCTGTCATTTTGTGTAACACTTCGTTACTTGGTGCGTTGTTCCCATTTTCTATTTGAGAGATAGCAGATTTTTTTAAGCCTACCTTATCTCCTAAGGCTTGCTGTGTTAACTTCATTTCTTTTCTGAGCGTTTTAACTCTGGCCCCTAACATATTTATCCCTCCGTTCTATAATGAATTCTCATACCCATTGTAATACAAAAGTTCAGTCTAAACAAACCTTTTGTGAAAATTCATAAAGAAATTGAAAATATTTAGTTTACTTTAAATAAACTAATGCTATAATGAGATTGTAAGTGAGATAATATGAAGTGACCTCCTAGATTATCAAGTCAGGGATTTTGACCCATAATAATGAGTGAAAACAAACATTATGAATGGGTTTATACCCTATGATAATAGGAGGCCACTATGGAAAATATAATCTATATTGGGATGGATGTCCACAAGGAAAGCTTTAGCTTATGTGCATTGCACGGAACAACTGGGGAAATTGTAAGAGAAGCGCGATGTGCTTCAAATGTATCTCTCGTAAAAAAATTCGTTGAGAAACTGAAAACAAAATATGGTGAAGATATAAAAATTAAAGCTGGATATGAGGCAGGTTGTTTAGGATATTCACTCCATAATCTTCTGGAGCAAAACGCGATTGATTGTGATATTTTAGCTCCCACAACAATGTACAGTTCATCAAAAAACAAAATGGTGAAAAATGATCGATTCGATGCCAAAATGATTGCTCTTAATTTAGCTAATGGCACCTATAAAGAAGTATATGTTCCAGAAGAAGAGGATGTTGCCGTGAAAGAGTATATCCGCATGTTAGGTGATTTTAAAACATCATTGAAGAAAATGAAACAACAGATAAAAGCATTCCTTTTAAGACATGGCTATGTGTATGAAGGAAAATCAAGCTGGACAATCGCTTATATGAAATGGTTAAAGAATCTTGATTTACAAGGATTATTCAAAGAAACGTTAGATGAATATCTATTACAGTATGATGTTTTAGTTGATAAAATTGAGCGATTCAGTCTGAGGTTAGAAGAATTATCTCATTGTGAAAGGTACGAAGAACCAATCGCAAAGTTAAGATGCTTAAAAGGGATAGACACAACATCAGCAATGACTGTTCATGTGGAAATTGCAGACTTCACTCGGTTTCCCACGGCTAAAGCATTTATGGCTTATGTAGGATTGACGCCAAGCGAAAGCTCAAGTGGAGAGAAAATCAGTCGAAGTTCAATTACAAAACAAGGAAATTCGACCGTTAGGTCTACTCTTGTAGAATGTGCAAATGCGTTGGTAAAAGGAGCAATCGGAATAAAATCGAAACGAGTGAAAGCGAGACAAAAAGGGCAACGAAGCGAAGTGATTGCTTATGCGGATCAGGCTGTAGAAAGGTTACAAAGAAAATATCATCGAATGATATATCAAGGGAAACCTAGAAATGTCGCCGTTACAGCTATCGCAAGAGAACTGGGGTGTTTTATATGGGGATTAGAAACAGGTAAAATTCACCAAAAATAAAGAAGAAGGGATATGAAGTTGATTGATTCATAGTTAGAGACCAAAGGTATCAATTGATGGCATAGATGAGCTTCAGAGATAGTGAATTCCAGGTCTGGCTATCTATGACTCACCTCTTCTGGCACAGCTGAAATCCTGATAAACAAGCTATTTATTAGAATGTAAAAAGATGTGATCCACGCAGTGAGATTATAAGAGCCTAACGACGGACCATTAACCTGAGGTAACCAATCCACGAATAACAGAGTGGTTAACTGTCGATAGATCTTATTTCTGAAGCTTTTGTATGCCATCAAGAAAATATTATGGGTGAAGAAACTATTGACAAAGGTCACTTCATAACAGGTGAGTAGAAATGAATTTTAATAGTAAAAAGCTTTCCTTAATTCTTTCTGAACATGAAGTTAGTCAACGGCAATTATCACAAGAATTAGGTAAAGCAAAAGGCACAGTTTCTGGATACGTCAATGGTACTATACAACCACCGTTTTCTGTTATTTGTAAGATGGCTGACGTATTAGGTGTAAGCTTGGAGAGTTTTAGGGGGGATAAGGATGAGTAAACTTTTGAAATATTTTTTTAATGGATAAGTTTATTTAAAATGAATTTATGAATAAGGATTAAAAAACTAAGTAGAAACATATGGAGGGAAAAAGCGCAAAAAATTGTAACTGATGAGTTAGGAAACCATGCTATAAAATGACTAAATTGTACAAAAAAAGATTAATAAATAGGGGGGATCGATTGCACCATGCATAAACATCTATTCATCGCTCGAAAAGAGCAACGCATGACACAAGAGGCTGCTGCGAATTTGATAAACATATCTCAGAGAGCGTATTACTCAAAAGAAAACAGAAAAACAGACTTCACGCTAAAAGAAGCGCAAAAACTAGCAAAATACTTCAAAACAACAGTGGACGAGCTGTTTGAGAAATAAGCGGAGGAGAGAAATTATCGTGACCAAATCAGTTTTAACAAAAGACTTACAAAAGAAACAAATACTCGCTGAATTCTTACAACACTGTGAAAAGAAGCAAATAGAAGCGGTTCAAAAGAGTGATCCGTTTATGCTTTGTAATTGGATCAAAGAAGCCAGATTAGCCCGAAGGGAATTGGCAGCATTATACCGTGCGAAAGAGAAGCATCATGTGAGGAACGTACACATATTAAAGGGATTGTAAGGCGTTTGAGAAGCGTAGGTGTGAATGCGGACGTTGTGGAGAGGGCGCATTATATTACGCTATCTGAGGAGGTTAGTCGAGTGATAGAAAATCCAAATGTTACAGGCAATCCACACGATTCCCCGCGACAAGATTTTGAAAACTACTGCAGTGATTGTGGTGGTGAAATGTACTTCGGCATGACGTATTACGAGTTTGAAGGTAGTCTCATTTGCGAGGATTGTAATGAGAAGTTTCTAGAGCGACATGGTACACGTTTTGTGGCGGGGGAATAAAAAAAGAACTCACGGCAATGAGTTCCTTAAAAAACAATTTCGAAGTCAGTATAACACAGAGGGCGAGTGAAAGAAATATGCAGGCGAAAGTGTTGGCAAATACATTACATATGGATCGTAAGACGTGGTTAGAAGCACGTAAGCAAGGATTAGGCGGTAGTGATGTTGCAGCCATTGCTGGCTTAAGTAAATGGAAGTCACAAGTGCAAGTGTTTCTTGAAAAAACACAAGCCATCGAACAGGAGGCTGTACAAAGCGAGTCCGCATACTTTGGGAATGTACTCGAAGAAGTGGTTGCGCAGGAGTTTGCTAAACGTACAGGACTAAAGGTACAGCGTCGAAATGCCATCCTACAACACCCTGAGTATCCTTGGATGCTTGCAAACGTGGACAGGTTTATCGTGGGAGAAAGAATTGGATTAGAATGCAAAACAGCGTCTGAATATTTGAAAAAGGAGTGGGAAGGCGAAGAGATACCTGTTGCTTACCTTCTTCAGTGTCAGCATTATATGGCGGTTACAGGCTATGGAACCTGGTGGATTGCAGTATTAATTGGTGGTAATAAATTTGTATATAAGAAGATTGAGCGTGATGAGGACATTATTCAGTATCTTATTAATATGGAACGGGATTTTTGGCAGAATCACGTTGAGAAGAGTGAGCCACCGATGTTTGATGGTTCTGAGGCATCTACGCAATTACTGAAGCGATTATACCCTGAATCTATCGAAGATAGTTCAATTAGCTTAGGGAAGCAAGAGGAGCTTCTCATTGAAGCGAGAGACCAAGTGGAAAGAGAAATCAACATTTTCAAAGAACAGAAAGCGGAGTATGAGAACAAGTTGAAAGCGAAATTAGGTCTCCATGAGAAAGGGACAACGGAGAATTACACCATTCACTGGAAGTCCTATACAAGTAAACGTTTTGATAGTAAACGATTTAAAACAGATCATCCTGATTTATATGAAAAATACGTAAAAGAAACTATATCAAGAAAACTTTTGGTGAAATAAAGAATAGGGAGTGAGTTAGATATGGCGACAAACGAACAGTTAAAAAATCAAATAGCGAATCGTAAGGGCAATCCCCCAGTAACACTTGAACAAAACGTAGAGGCATATATGAAAAAAATGGCGCCAAGGATGGCAGAGGTTTTGCCAAAGCATATGAACATGGATCGCATGAGCAGAATTGCTCTTACAACGATTCGTACAAATCCAAAACTTTTAGAATGTACAATTCCTTCTTTAATGGGAGCTGTGATGTCAGCTGTTCAACTGGGTTTAGAACCTAATTTATTAGGGCATTGTTATTTGCTACCTTTTAAAAATAAGAAAACAAACACAATGGAAGTACAATTTTTAATTGGGTATAAAGGGATGATTGACCTCGCAAGACGGTCTGGTCATATTCAAAGCATTTATGCCCATGCTGTACATGAAAATGACGAATTTGAATATGAATTGGGCTTACATCCAAAATTGGAGCATAAACCATCGCATGGAGATCGTGGCGCATTTATTGGTGCCTATGCAGTGGCTCATTTTAAAGATGGTGGGTATCAAATGGAGTTTATGCCGAAAAGCGAAATTGAGAAACGCCGAAAACGTTCCGCTTCCGCTAATTCTAGCTTTAGTCCTTGGAATAGTGATTACGAGGAAATGGCAAAGAAAACAGTGGTGCGTTACATGTTTAAATACTTGCCAATCAGCATAGAAGTACAGACACAAGCGCAGCAGGATGAAGTGGTTCGAAAGGATATTACGGAAGAGCCAGAGTTTATTGAAGTGAATCCAATGGATGTAGAACAGTCAACAACAGAAGATACGGGGCTACAAGAATTACCGATTGAAGGATGAGTAAATTAAGGGTGCTTCTCTCCCGTAAATTATGGGAGAGAGCGCAATCCAAAGATGAATGAAAACAGTCTATTGCACAATATATTCAGATTGGGTATCCAGGATATCGCATGGAAAAAGTGATGAAAGAAGTGGATTGTTACATCGCGATTTACAGGAGGGAAAAAGACATGAGTAGGTTGTTGTTAGATGATGAACCATTAGTTGTTTTACCGAAACTTGCTACAGTAATTGGATTAAATGAAGCCATTATTCTTCAGCAACTTCATTATTGGCTGGAGAAAAGTAACAACGTAAAAGATGGATTTCGATGGATATACAACACGTATGAAGAATGGAAAAATCAGTTTCCTTTTTGGTCAGAAAGTACAATCAAACGAACATTGAGGAAGTTACAGGAACGGAAAATTATTATTGTAGGAAACTATAACAAAATGAAAATAGATCATACAAAATGGTATCGGATTGATTATGAACGATTAGAAAACATCGAACAGGATTCAGCAAGTCAAATTGAACAGACGTCAAGTCAAAATGACCAGACGAAGATGTCAAATTGCCCCGACGAACAGGTCAAAATGACCAGACCAATACCAGAGACTACTACAGAGATTACTACAGAGAATGTAAGTAGTAGTAATAGCGCCTTCTCTTTTTATGAGAACAACTTCGGTGTTTTAAACGCATTTATGGCAGATAGTATAGACCACTGGATTGGAGACACAAGTGAAGAGCTTGTGATTGCGTCAATGGAACGAGCTTTGAAAAGACAAGCAAAATGGAACTATGCTGAGGGAATTTTAAAACAGTGGACCAACAAAAACATACGTACGCTATCGGATGTAAAAGCATCTGAGGAAGCGTTTAAACGACAGCAACAGTCTAAAAAGAGAGTTCAAGGAGGCTCGAGTTATGGAAGTTCTAAGCGGAGTGATGACGAAGATTTTGAATACATCGGCTTGTAATGATAACGACGAAGGGTATGAGTGCCCAGAGTGTAATACGTTTATCCGAGCGATTGTAGTCGAAGTGGAGGCATTGAAAATAAAACGAAAAGTGTTTCCAACTTGTGAATGTGTGGTTGCGAAAGAAGAAGCGGAAATTCGTGAAGCACAAAATTTTGCTAAGAAAAGGGAAATTGACAGGTTATTTAGCGTCAGTAATCTTGGAGAACGGTTCAAAAAATCAACATTCGCAGCGTTTAGAGAAAGAGAAGGAGCTGTCACTGCTAGCCAGATTGCACAGAAATATGTGGATGAATTTAAGGGATGGAACGGGGAATCTCTCATGATTTGGGGAGAGCCAGGGAATGGGAAGACACATTTGGCAGCATCAATCGCAAATGAATTATCTAATCAAGGTTACATTGTTGTATTTCAGAGTGTACCAGAGCTTTTGCAACGTATTCGAAGTACGTTTAACAGTGACAACAAGGAAAGTGAAACTCAAATTATGCGTGCTCTATTAGAATGTGACCTACTCATTTTAGACGATATCGGAGCTGAAAAAGCAACGGAGTGGGTAGAAGAGAAGTTATTTAGCATCATTGATGGGCGGTATCGAAAAGAAGCACCAACGCTATATACAAGTAACTTGCAACCTAAACATTTACAAAAACAAATCGGAAAACGTTCCTATGATCGAATCGTGGAAACAAATTTGACGGTCGAGAACCAAGCGAAGAGTTATCGTCGTGAAATTGCAAAACAAAGATTGCAAGCATTTGGAGGGTGAGAGAGTGAGCAGAGTGTCAGTTGAGAAGAAATTTGTATTTACTGAATGGATGGTTAGAGTTGAGTAAATACAACAATAAAAAAGTGAATCTCGATGGCTACGTATTCGATTCAAAAGCGGAAGCGAATTATTACGAAGGATTGAAAATCCGTTATAACAGAGGCGAAATACAAGGGTTTGAACGACAACCAGTATTTAACCTACAACCTGCATTTCAGAAACAGGACAAGAGCTTTCAAGCCATTACATACATAGCGGACTTCTTGGTGTACTTGCCAAATGGCGAGGTAGAGGTCATTGACATAAAAGGTATGGTTACCGAGACTTTCAAAGTGAAACGAAAGTTGTTTGAGTATAAGTACCCACACTTACAGTTGATTTTACTGAAACATGTGAAAAAGTACGGTGGTTTTATCACGCTGGACGAGTATAACAAATTGCAACGAGCGGAGAAACGAGCGAAAAAACAAAACCAAGCAAAATAAAGGGAGCGGATCATAATGGCGTATATCGAATTTAAACCCGTGTTAAAGAAAGTGAACTTAAAACCTGATGGGAAGAAAGAAATTGTGTTAGAAGTAACGGATTCTTCCTTGCAGGGGAAATTGGATTCTTTGTCTGAAATGATTGATGCGAAAGTGTTTGTTTCGCTAGAGTCTATGCAAGTTAATTTCAATGTCACGATTAACGCGAAAACAAATGAACCTGTTACTCAGTACGAAGTCGATGAGAAAGGGATTGTACAAGAAGTAAAATCAACATTTGAGCAAATGGAAGCGGACTTGGATATGCCAGAAGAAAAGATTCAGACTCGTGAAGAAAAAGAACAAGCAGACCGTGAGGTTATCGATGCCTTTATCATCAGCGGTTTAGCACCAAACTTTGAGGGTATGCCAAATGAACTTCCAGATATTGTGAAACGTCGTCTGGAGGGAGAATCGTACTTAAAGCTAGCAAATGAGCTAAATATGTCATCAGGACAAATCATTGAAGTCATCGATGAATATCGTAAGCGTGTAGCACCATTAGCGATAAAGTGGCACGAGTGGAAAGAACAGCAACCAGAGCCGACAGAGGAGCCAAAGGGTGAGGAGAAACTGGAGGAAACAGTAGGTATACAACCAGAGCTGGTTCAGGAGTCTGAGAATCAAGTCTCTGAAGAGTTTGGGATAATAGATAAGGACAAGCCTTTCGATGAAGCGTGAGAAGAAATCCATCCGAATTCAAATATTAAATCTACAAGATGAACATTGTGTAGGTTGCAAGGATGTTCCAGCATACAGGAAGTCAGGAAATCGCAAGACTTCCTGGTGCACGGATAACTGTAGGATTGGGAAAGAGCTGAAACAATTAGGTGATACCTTACTGGAAGGGAGAAATGGAACGATGGCTGAAGAAAGAAATTGGGATGTATTGTGTGAGAGAGCAGAGAAGTTACGGGAGGAGAAACTATCCTGGACAAAAATTGCAGATAGACTGGGTGTGAGTGAAAGTACATTGTATCATAACGTTGCAAAACGACGAGAGAAAAAAGAGGGCGCTAGGAAGCGTATAGGCGTATCCAAACTATTCACCACAAAAGAAAAGGCACACGGGTCAAAAAATGAAGGCGGAAAAAGTATTATTACTACTTCGGTTCTTTTGAAAGAAAAAGAGCAATTCTTACAAACGTTACAGACAGAACGAGAAGTAAGAAAAGAAATCGAAGCGGAGTATGAACGTATAAAGAAACAGCTACAAGATCGTGAGGAAGAATATAACACATTATTAAACGAATTCAATCAGTTAAGCGAAAAGAAATGGGAAGTCGAAGCCGAACTAAGAAAAGTGCAAATTAGAATTGGTGCGGCGGAAGAAACAGCTGAAATGGAACGGAAGCATCGTCTGGAATTACAAGTAAGAGCACAAGCATTAGGAATCGCATTAAAAGCAGTCTTGTAGGTAAGAGGCATGAAACTCACTAGAGAAGAACGCATACAACTTACTTATGAGATTGGAGACATCATCGAACAGAAATGTAGACGATGTTATTACAATCGAACGGATGACGAGAATTTTAGCGTTACGATTTGTGCAAACTGTCCAACTGGTCGAGCGTTACGTCAGTTGGGTAGATATTTTGATTCAGAACCGAGACATCGCGGAAGAAAACCGGAAAATATTCCAGAAGGATTAACGCCAGCATGTGTACGGGAACTCAATGGACAGGGGATTCCAGATAAAAAGATCAGCCTCATGTTCCAACGAAGCCCGTCTTACGTCGGGAAATTGAAAAATAGATGGAGAAAGCAAGGGTTATGGAAAGAACCGAATCGGTTACCGAAAAAATCACGTAATGAGAAAAAGGCTGAACGAAACGTTAGTCCCTGCTAATAGTGGGAAACAAACGAAAAAGAATGGGAGAACGTTTCATTCGGTGGTTATTTTAAATCGGACGACTTTTCAAAAAATAGAGGAGTAGCTGTGCCGTAAAATATAACAAAAGGGGAAATGAAAAATGACACAAATGCAAACATTCGCACATAGCATGTTCGGAAATTTAGAGGTTTTTATCAAGGATGGGAAAGAGTACTTCCCAGCGACAGACGTTGCAAAAGCTTTAGGGTACTCAAACCCTCATGATGCTTTAAGTAAACATTGTAAAAAGAACGGGATCGCGTTTTGCGAGGTGGTTATTCCTGAGAAAAATCAAACAGTTGAAAAGAAATTCATCAACGAACCAAACCTATACCGCCTGATTGTAAAATCCAAGCTCCCTCAAGCGGAACAATTTGAAAAATGGGTATTCGAAGAAGTACTCCCAACCATTCGAAAACACGGCACGTACATGACGCCAAATACAATTAACGCATTACTTCAAGACCCTGATTTATTGATTGGTCTTGCGTCTCAATTGAAACACGAACAACAAGCAAGACAAATGGCGGAACAAAAGAATCTCATGTTAACACAACAAATCGCAGAGAATGCATCCAAGATTACATACCTAGACCAAATCCTCCAGTCAAAAGATACCGTAACAGTCTCACAAATTGCGGCTGATTATGGTTTGTCAGCAGTTCGATTGAATAAAATATTAAAGGATGAAAAGGTACAGTATAAAGTAAACAATCAATGGTTACTGTATGCGAAACATCAAAATAAAGGCTACACGAAATCGCAAACGATTGATGTGACACACTCCGATGGTAGTAAATCTGTAAAGATGAATACACGCTGGACGCAAAAAGGGAGAGTGTTCATTCATAATATGTTAACGAAACAAGGAATTATTCCAGAAATGGATAAGGAAGCGATTTGAACATTACAAAGTATTTGGTTAATACTTATGAGAGTCGACAAGTAATGAAAAATGAAATAAAACGTTATTGTAGCGAGATGTTAACTAACAAAAACAGGACCCACATTAGGGGGTGGGTCCTTAAAAAATACACACATAGAGATTAACTACATATTATCAGAAATGGAGTCTGATTCCTATGCACGTAGTGTTGAGAAAGATTTTAATGAAAAATTCATTATGTAGGAAAAATGACCTCATAAAACAGGGTAAATCCGCATTTGAATTCCCTTTGAATGTCATAAGTATCGGACGGGTGAACATGTATGAAAATGGGTATTAGGGCTGTTAAATTGTAATTTGGTTTTTTAATGAAAAAGAGGTTCTCTTTTGAAAGAGTTACTGAGTAAGAGCTGACAGATGAATAAGAAATTGAATACTAATGTACGTGTAGTATACCTCAGTGATGTGGATATAGGCAAAAAAGCGGCTAGAAGACTAACCGCTTTTTGGGTTTGAAAAGAAAACAGGTAAAAAAGAAGAGCGTATTGTAAAGAGAAAAGCTGATGTCGACAGCTTATGAATAGTATGAACGAAAATAAATATATTATTCAGGAGGGTACCGATGAATCAATTATCTTTTTTTACATACGTAAATGAAAAAGAAATACGCCCTTTTGTAATAGAAGAACTGAAGAGGTATAAAGTATTGCGTGTCCGTTTTCAGAATCAGCAAGAACGAATGAAGGTAGGTGCATCCATCTTATTTCCAGAGTTAAGAAAGATAGATGTGCATGAACTGAAATACAAACAATTAAAAAGAGCATTTGAACATGCATTAGATCAGGACGAGCAACGGATATTGGAAATGAAGTATATGAGCGTAACAGAATTGAATGATGACTATATTTATACGGTATTAGGAATGAAACGAGGCAAGTTTTATAGGAAAAGAAAGTCAGGCATTCTCAACTTTGCTACAGCACTAGAAATGATATAAGAAAAGATATGGAACTTTCGGGGGACTGTTTCGGGCACTGAATCGGGTACCTTTTTATTGTGAAATTAAATGTACGATATTCCTACAGTAACTGTTTAAAAGACAGCATGCTGTGGGGATAGCGTTACCCCATTATCAAAACGTTACCGAAGAACGGGCATGGGCGGTAGGAACCCGCGATAGGACGAAAAGACCAATTAATATTAACATTTATATACTAAGTTGGCTGTGATTCCGTATTGAGACGTGGTCACCTTTTGATAAAGACGAGCATATAGTAGAGTATAGAACGACCTCCGTTGTTTTATATTTTACTCATAGAAATCTGATTTTCAGGTGAAGAGTATCCAATGGCGAGGGTGCTCTTTTTCCTTTTGTGTACGAATTATAACATGTCATGTATTAGATTAATTTATCGTATGGAGCAACTTGAATAAGTAGTTTGAAAAAGCAAAAGCCAGCTAACCTAAAAAGGAAGCTGGCTTTTGCTTGTAAGTTGATGCTTAATAGGATGATAGTGCATTATCTTCTCGTATGGATAAGATGATAATGGGAGTGTTTTTTTACTATAACATCAATGATAGTACACGATCACATTAAATATGTCCTTTGACAAAGGGAAAATAATTGGTTGCTTTTTTATATTTTATGAGGAGGCGGAGAAACATGTTTTTCAAAAGAACGAAAAAGAAGGAACAGAATAAGAAAGTAGCGCAAGGGCATGTGAAAAGAAATAATGACAGTACAACAAATGATTGGTTAATCCGCAATACGACGACATCAAGTGCAATCAACTCCAGTTCGGATTACAGTGGCTATGATAGTAGTAGTCATTCGTCTTCTTGTTCGTCGTATGATTCAGGAAGTTCATTTGATAGTTCGTCAAGTTGTGATTAAGTAGCCAATTAGCTACTTTTTTATTTTGGGGAGGATGAAGAATGATTACTGAAATTAGAAAAACAATATCAGGTACAGAGTATTGGGATAATGAAAAGAAGAAGAGTCTATTTGTTCTAACTGGTGAAGAACCAGGATTCGAAGTAACTGTTAATCCTGAGAGTATGATTGCTGATAAAGAATTAGCAACAGGAGGATATTTCACTGGAAACAATGATGGACAAGTAATTAGTGAATCAGGTACTGAACTTATCTTGGGTAACAAGACAGTAAAACAATTACGTGAGTATGCTGATGAGTTAGGTATTGAGATTCCTTCTGATATGAAAAAGAAAGAAGACATCATTGAATTACTATCATGAAGTACTGTGACTTTAACGGCTGCCATAACAAGATAAACAAGGGACGATATTGCGAGGAACATAAACGTAGTAAGCCACGGAAGAAGAAAGACAAAAAGAATATCTATCATCATGACAACAAACCATTCTATCGATCGGATTCTTGGAAGTACGTCAGGTCAAAGGTATACGAGCGAGAGAAAGGATACTGTCAGCGATGTGGACAATTCGTCTTTGGTAGGCGTGCTCATGTTCATCACGTAATACCAATTAAAGAAGATCCAACTCTTAAATTAGAAGAGAATAACTTAAGATTACTTTGTCCAGTTTGTCATACAATCGAAGAAAATGAAGATAAACCGAAAAAAGTTTTTCCGAGTTATTTTGGATAAGCCCCCCTATCAAAAATTAAAATTTGTCCTCTGGGGAGGATAGGTAGCGTAGGGGGCACACAAAGAGTTGCACCATTTTTTAAAAAGTAAGGGGGGTGTGAAAATGGCTAGAATGTCAAAAAAGAAAAAATTAGAAATCCTAGATGTAGCAAGGGATGAAGAACGAAAAAGGATTGTGAAATTGTTGACTGATGAGGGTATATTCACACCTTCCTTAGAACCATTAATTGATAATTATTTAGATGCTTTTATCATTTATAAAACGATGTTTGATGAATGGAAAGATGATGGGTTTGCACCCACAAAAATGCATAAGAACAAGGCTGGAGCGACAAATGAAATGAAACATCCACTCGCACAACAGGTAGAAACTTGGAATGATAAGAAGAATAAAATGTTAGAAGCTCTCGGAATGACGAATAAGGGAAAAAATGTACAAAAAGCGTCCAAAAATGAAGAAAATAACCCATCTCATGAACCAAAAGATGAATTGGCGGCTCATCGAGCCAAATGGCGGAAATCTACATGATGATTACACCAGGCGTTAACTATGCTGACCAGTATGCGAATAATGTGATGCGGAATAAAAAGAAATACCCAAAATCGATTATTCTTGCGGTAGAGCGTTATAAAAAGTGGAAAAAGCGTAAAGATATTTGCTTTGAGGTAGATCGTGCAAATGAAATGTTGGATTTTGTCCAGTCGTTCATCCGTCATGTTAAGGGGCCACTCGCAGGTCAATTGATGGAATTAGAACTTTGGGAAATGTTTGTTTTTGCAAACATGTATGGTTGGTATCGTAAAAATGAAAAAGGGAAAATTGTCCGTGTTGTTCGAGAGGCGTATGTGCAAGTTCCAAAGAAGAACGGGAAAACAATTATTGCAGCTGGGGCATTGATCTATGCGATGTATGGAGAACTGGAACTTGGAGCGGATTGTTATTGTGCGGCATCTGACTATGAACAGGCACAAAACGCAGCCGAACCAATCGCACAAGCAATAGAAAACTCTAAACCTTTAGCAGCACCTACACAAATTTATAAAGGTGTGAACGGTACAGTCAGCGGTGCGATGTATCGTTATCATATAAATGGAATTGCCTATCAAAATAAATTCAAAGTACTAACAAAAAACACAAAGGGTCTGGAAGGAAAGAACCCTTATTTTGTGTTGAATGATGAACTTCATGCGCAAGAGAATATGGATATGTACGATAACTTGAAATCAGCACAGATTTCTCGTGAACAGCCGATTATGTTAAATATTTCAACGGCTGGTAAAGGTTCATCTTCTGTTGGTATGCGTGTATATAAATATGCAAAAAAAGTTCTTGAAAATGATAATGACGATTCTGTATTTGTTGCGATTTGGGAGCCAAATAAAAATTATGATTGGGAAGATCGTAAAGTGTGGGAGATGGTGAATCCAAACATTGGCGTTTCCATCACAATGGAACAACTTGAAATAGAGTTTAAAAAGGCAAAACAATCAGCACATTCAAAAGCTGAGTTTCTTTCCAAACATCTAAATGTCTTTGTAAATAGCGCAGATAATTATTTTGAACACGATCAAGTACAGCATGTACTTGTGGAAGATTTGGGGGATCTCACAGGAGAAATATGTTATCTTGGACTAGATTTATCGAAAACAACAGACCTAACTTGTGTGAGTTTGAATTTTCCTACTCATGATGAAGAAGGGAAATCTATTCTAAAAGTGAAGCAAATGTACTTTATCCCTACTGATAATATTGAATTTAGAGAAAAAGAAGATAATGTTCCCTATACATATATGGTTGAACGAGGATTTGTAACGTTTTGTGATGGGAAGATGATAAACCAGGATCAGGTTATGGATTATATTGTGGAATGTATGAATGTATATGATGTGCAGCAACTAAACTATGACCCAGCCATGTCTCAAAAACTCATTGAAAAGTGTGAGAATCTTGGATTAGAGTGTATACGAGTAGATCAATTCCCAAATGTGATGAATGCGCCGATTGATGATGCAGAGCGTTTGATTTATGAAGAACGCTTGTTTACAGATAATCCATTGTTTATATACTGTGCATTAAACCTAGTTGTAGTAACGAACATAAATGGAATGAAGGGGCCTTCAAAGCGTCAATCAAAGAAAAAGATTGATGGATTTGTGGCCTTTTTAGTTGCACATAAAGAAACCATGATGGTGATGGATGATGTGAGCGAAGAGGGGATGGATGAACTAATTCATGAAATTTATCGATAAGGAGTGAAGATACAGTGACAAAATCACTCATTTATTACTACAAAGACGAGGAAATCAATATACCGATTTTGACAGGGAGATCCAGTGGTTTTGAGTGTGTTTTATGTAAGGAAGAAACAAATAAAATCATTGAAATGTTTCCAAAGGCGAAAAATAATTTATATGTATTGATTGATGGTCATGAATTCAAGTTAGACTAGCATTCTATCTTTTGATGAAAGAAGGTGAGAGATTGGGCTTAAGGGATAGATTTTCAAATTATTTGTATCGAAAGTTAGACAAACGTGGCTATCTTGATGATGTGCTAGGAAAAAGTATTCGATACGGTGGCGTATATGTTACGGATTCAAACATCTTACAATCTAGTGATGTTTACGAGTTATTACAAGATATTAGTAATCAAATGGTATTGGCTGATATCGTTGTGGAAGATGAATTTGGTAATGAAACCAAAGATGATATGGCACTTCGTATTTTAAAGAATCCGAATGATTATTTAACACAATCTGAATTCATTAAGTTAATGACCAATACCTATTTACTTGAGGGAGAAACGTTCCCTATATTGAATGGAAACCAAATACATCTAGCTTCCAATGTTTTTACAGAGTTAGATGATCATTTGGTGGAGCATTTTCATATTGGAGGTCAAGAAGTTCCTCCATTTATGATTCGTCATGTGAAAAATATTGGTGCAGATCATTTGAGAGGGAAAGGGATTCTTGATTTAGGAAGAGATACACTAGAAGGCGTTATGTCAGCTGAGAAAACGTTAACGGATAAATATAAAAAGGGTGGACTATTGGCATTCTTGCTAAACTTGGATGCTCATATTAATCCGCAGAATGGCGCGCAGTCAAAGTTAATCAATGCCATTTTAGATCAACTGGAATCCATTGATGAAGCAAGGTCTGTAAAAATGATTCCTCTTGGAAAAGGGTATGCAATAAACACACTTAAAAGCCCGTTAGATGACGAAAAGACCCTAGCATACCTAAATGTATATAAGAAAGACTTAGGGAAGTTTTTAGGCATAAATGTGGAGACATACACGGAGCTAATCAAAGAAGATATTGAGAAAGCAATGATGTATATCCACAATAAAGCAGTAAGACCAATCATGAAAAATTTCGAAGACCATTTGAGTCTTCTTTTTTATGGCCAAAATTCAGGGAAACGAATTAAATTCAAGATTAATATTCTTGATTTTGTCACGTATAGCAACAAGACGAACATCGGTTATAACCTTGTGCGTACAGCTATTACTTCACCTGATAATGTCGCTGATATGCTTGGATTCCCTAAACAAAATACAAAGGAATCACAAGCGATTTATATTTCTAATGATTTAACTGAAATCGGCAAGAAAGAAGCGGCCGATGGTTCATTGGGAGGAGGTGAAGAGAATGAAAATTGAGGTCCGAGGGAATCAAGTCATACTTGATGGTTATGTAAATGTTGTGGATAGAGAAAGTCGCATGTTGCCTTCACCAAGGGGGTATTTCAAAGAGAGAATTGTCCCTAAGACGTTTGAAAAAGCGTTAAAGAAAGCAAAGAATGTGGACTTACTTTTTAACCACGATAAGAATAGGAATCTTGGTTCGATTGAAAACGGAAATCTGGAACTGTATGAAGATAATATTGGTTTAAGAGCCATCGCTACGGTTACAGATGAACAAGTGATTGAGAAGGCAAGGAATAAAGAATTGCGCGGTTGGTCATTTGGTTTTGTTTCTGAAAAAGATTCATGGGAAGAAGGCGAATCTGGTGTTCAAAAACGATCGATTGAAGAACTAGAGCTTTTAGAAGTTTCTATTTTGGATATGACACCAGCCTATGTTGCCACTTCCATTGAAACCAGGGGCGAAAATACAGCCATGATTGAAATGAGAAGTGAAGAAGCAGCTGTAAAAACAATTGTGGAAGATGATACGGAAGAAAGAAACAACATTATTAAACAAATAAAAAAAGTCCTGGAGGAAAATTAACATGAATTTAAAAGAAATCTTAAACGCATCTTTAACAAGAACGAAATCTCGATTAGCAGAATTACAGGGGAAAGTAGAAAAAAATGAAGTTCGTTCAGAAGAATTAGCAGCTGTAAAAGCTGAAGTAGAGCAATTAACAAAAGAAGTACAAACTATTTCTGATGAATTAGCGAAACTAGAAGAGGAAGAAAAGGAAGAAGGTCCAGACAAAGAGAAAGACGATGATCCAGATAAAAAAGAAGACCCAGCAGCAAAAGAAAATCCGGATGTAAAAACTGATCTGTCAGAAGAACAGCGTTCAGCTATTTCAGCATCTATCGCAGCAGCTCTTTCTACTAAAGGCCATACATCTACTAAAAACAAAGAAACAGAAACTCGTTCAGCTTTTGCAAACTACATTGTAGGTAACATTGATGAAACAGAAGCTCGTGCATTAGGTTTAGTTACTGGTAATGGTTCTGTTACGATTCCAGATTTCTTAAGTAAAGAAATTATTACGTATGCGCAAGAAGAAAACTTCTTACGTCGATTAGGAACGGGAGTAAAAACAAAAGAAAATATTAAGTATCCTGTTTTAGTTAAGAAAGCAGAGGCTCAAGGGCATAAAAATGAGCGAACAAATAACGAAATTCCAGAAACAGATATTGAATTCGATGAAATCGAACTATCTCCAACAGAATTTGATGCACTTGCTACTGTAACGAAAAAATTATTAGCACGTACAGGTTTACCGATTGAACAAATTGTTATGGACGAGCTGAAAAAAGCTTATGTTCGTAAAGAAACGCAATATATGGTACATGGTGATGAGAAAGATAATGTAAATGATGGTGCATTAGCAAAGAAAGCAGCTGAATTTAAAACGGATGAAAAAGATTTATACAATGCATTAGTGAAAATGAAAAATACACCAGTGAAAGAAGTGCGTAAAAAAGGCCGTTGGGTGTTAAATACAGCAGCACTAACAAAAATTGAAACGATGAAAACAGATGATGGTTTCCCATTACTTCGTCCATTCAATCAAGCGGAAGGTGGGATT